GAGATGAACCGCATTGATGCGCTCATCGCCAACCCGAACATCTACTACGACGACCAAGCGGTCGAAGGTTTCGTTCGATACTGTGAGAACGAACTGACTTTGACCGATGGAAGCGATCTGAATCTGCTCCCAACGTTCAAACTCTGGGCTGAGCAGATATTTGGCTGGTGGTACTTCGTCGATCGGAGCGTCTATGTTCCGGGTGAGAACGGCCAAGAAGGACGATACGTAAACAAGACGATAAAGAAGCGCCTCACTACAAAGCAGTATCTGATCGTAGCCCGAGGCGCAGCCAAGTCTCTCTACGAGTCCTGTCTCCAGGCCTACTTCCTCAACGTCGACACGTCCACCACCCACCAGATCACAACGGCTCCAACGATGAAGCAGGCGGAAGAGGTGATGTCACCCATCCGAACCGCCATCACTCGGAGCCGAGGTCCTCTGTTTAAATTTTTGACAGAAGGATCTTTGCAGAACACCACCGGATCCAGAGCTCTCAGGCAGAAACTCGTCCCGACCAAGAAAGGGATCGAGAACTTCCTGACAGGATCGATCATCGAGATCCGCCCGATGTCGATCAACAAGCTCCAGGGTCTGAGAACCAAGATTGCCACGGTTGACGAGTGGCTTTCAGGCGACCTCCGCGAGGACGTCATCGGCGCCATCGAACAGGGCGCCTCCAAGCTGGACGATTACCTGATCGTCGCCGTTAGCTCGGAGGGAACCGTTCGAAACGGCTCCGGAGACACGATCAAGCTGGAACTAGCCGACATTCTCAAGGGCGAATACCCGGCTCCGCATATTTCGATCTGGCACTACAAGCTCGATGCCATCGAAGAAGTAGCGAACCCGGCGATGTGGGTGAAGGCGAATCCGAACCTAGGGAAAACGGTCACCTATGAAACGTACCAGCAGGACGTTGAAAGAGCTGAGAAAGCCCCCGCAGCCAGAAACGACATCCTGGCTAAGCGCTTCGGAATTCCCATGGAGGGATACACCTACTTCTTCACATACGAAGAGACTCTCCCTCATCGCCCCCGGCAGTTCTGGGAAATGCCCTGCTCCCTCGGGGCCGACCTGTCTCAAGGCGACGACTTCTGTGCGTTTACGTTCCTGTTCCCACTTAGGAACGGCGGATTCGGGATCAAGACCAGAAGCTACATCACATCCCTGACTCTGCACAAGCTTCCGGGTGCTATGCGCCAGAAGTACGAGGAATTCATCGACGAAGGAAGCCTTCATGTTCTAGAGGGCACCATTCTGGACATGATGGAGGTCTACGACGACCTAGATGCGTTCATCGAGGAGCAGAGATACGACGTCCGGTCTTTCGGTTTCGATCCTTACAACGCCAAGGAGTTCGTGGCACGCTGGGAGGCGGAGAACGGGCCGTTCGGCATCGAGAAAGTCATTCAGGGCGCCAAGACCGAATCGGTTCCGCTAGGTGAATTGAAGATCCTCAGCGAAGAGCGAATGCTGATCTTCGACCAAGCTCTGATGCAATTCGCCATGGGGAACTGCATCACTCTTGAGGACACCAACGGAAACCGAAAGCTTCTCAAAAAGCGGTACGACGAGAAGATCGACAATGTGGCGGCCCTGATGGACGCCTTTATCGCTTATAAGCTGAACAAGGAGGCGTTCGAATGAGACGCTTCGCCGAGGAGAAGCCCAGTCTCGATGAGCTGGCTCACTACGGCGTCAAAGGAATGAAGTGGGGAGTGCGTAAAGCAAATCCCACTACCTCGGAAATCCAAGGAGCCAGACAAAGACAAGCTATTCGATGGCAGAAAGTTATCGAGGCGGATCAGAAACTGCAAATAGCTTCATCTTCGTCCCAAAAGAAATCAGCCGAACGTCAAATCGACAAAGCAGCCAGAGATTTCGCTACAAACGAAGATCGAGTCACCGCAGCGCGCATGACGCGTGGCGAAAAAGCAACCGCTCTCATATTGGCTGGGCCGGTCGGTCTCATTGTCATCGGTGCAAACAAATCGAACGTGAAGAGGACTGCTAAGGCTACCGATCAAGCTCGGCAAGTCAAATAGCAGCCTGAACCATATTTCACTGAAGGGAGGTGACTCGTGAGGATCGTTTCTCGATTGATGCATGCTTGGAACGCGTTCGCCAACCGAGATGACTCGTTGGACTACAATCTGGGCCCCATGTACGGCGGCCGACCGGATCGCACAAGGTTGTTCATCTCGAACGAGCGCTCCATCATCTCATCGATCTACACGCGGTTGGCTCTCGACATCACGGCAGTCGATATTCGTCACGTCCGGCTTGACGAGGACAACCGTTACGTCGAGGACATCGACAGCGGTCTCAACAACTGTCTCACCCTGGAAGCGAACATCGATCAGGCTGCACGGGCATTCCGCCAGGACATCGTGATGACTCTTTTCGAGTCGGGCGTTGCCGCACTCGTCCCCGTGGACACGACGATCGATCCGTCCATCTCTGGAAGTTTCGACATCAAGACGCTTCGCGTCGGCACGATCGTTGCTTGGTACCCCTATCACGTTCGCGTCGAGGTTTACAACGAGAAGCGGGGCATCCGAGAACAGATCACCCTCGAAAAGAAGTTCGTCGCGATCGTTGAGAATCCGCTTTACGCGGTGATGAACGAATCCAACTCGACGCTCCAACGGCTGATCCGTAAGCTCAACATGTTGGACTCCGTCGACGAGGCGGCCAGCTCCGGAAAGCTCGATCTGATCATCCAGCTTCCCTACGTCATCAAGTCGGACGCCCGGCGACAGCAGGCTGAGCAGAGACGCAAGGAGATCGAGTTCCAGCTGAAGGGCAGCCAGTATGGAATCGCCTACACGGACGGAACCGAGAAGATCACTCAGCTGAACCGACCGGCCGAGAACAACCTTCTCAAGCAGATCGAGTATCTGACGAATCTGCTGTACGTCCAGCTCGGTTTGACCGAAGAAGTGATGAACGGTACGGCCGACGAGAAGGCGATGCTGAACTACCGGACTCGGACGATCAAGCCGATTCTCGATGCGATCACCGAGGCCATGAAGCGGACCTTCCTCACCAAGACGGCTCGCTCTCAGCGTCAATCGATCGTCTACTTCACCAACCCGTTCGAGCTCGTTCCCGTTGAGCAGATCGCAGAGATCGCCGACAAGTTCACTCGGAACGAGATCATGACGGCCAATGAGATTCGATCGGCAATCGGAATGAAGCCGGCCAAGGATCCGAAGGCCGACGAGCTCAGAAACAGCAACATGCCCGAAGCTGCTCCGTCGGAGCTGCAACCGCCGCGGGTGATTCCAGGCATGATCGAACCTGGATCGCCTCAACGAATGATAACGGAAGGAGACAGTCAAAATGGAAGCTGATTTCAGCGGCTACGCCACGAAGGCTGGTCTCACGTGCTCCGACGGCAAGGTCATCAACTCCGAGGCCTTCAAGGACATGCACGGCAAGCAGGTCCCTCTCGTCTGGCAGCACGGTCACAGCGAGCCGACCAACGTTCTCGGCCACGCCAAGCTCGAAGCCCGCCCGGACGGCATCTACGCCTACGGCTACTTCAACGACACGCCTGCCGGGAAGAACGCCAAGGCTCTCGTCCAGCACGGTGACATCAACGCTCTGTCGATCTACGCCAACAAGCTGGTGCAGAAGGGCAAGCAGGTCTTCCACGGCATCATCCGGGAGGTCAGCCTGGTCCTGGCCGGTGCCAACCCCGGCGCTCTGATCGACAACGTCAGCATCCGGCACTCGGACGGCGAACTCGTGGAGCTGGAAGACGAGGTGGTCATCTACACCGGTCTCGAACTCCAGCACTCCGACGACGGAGCGAAGGACGACGCCAAGGAAGACGACAAGGACGACGTCACGCATGCCGACGGCGACCAGTCGCTTCGGGAGGTCTACGAAACGCTCTCCGAAGAGCAGAAGAACCTCCTGCACTACATGGTCGGGGTCGCGCTGGACGGCGGCTCGGACGACTCGATGGAGCAGTCGGACAAGGACGACGACACCAAGGACGAGGGCGACCTCACTCACAAGGAAGGAGAAGACGGCATGACGCGCAACGTCTTCGAGCAGAACGGCGCCAAGGCCGAGGAGAAGAACTCGCTCTCGCACGCCGACATGCAGGGCATCGTGGCCGACGCCATGAAGACCGGCTCCCTCAAGGGCGCGGTCGAGGCCTACGCGCTTCAGCACGGTATCGAGAACATGGAGACCCTGTTCCCCGACGCCAAGACCCTCAACAACACTCCCGAGTGGAACAAGCGCCGAACCGAGTGGGTCCAGGGCGTGCTGGGCAGCGTCCGGCGGAGCCCGTTCTCCCGGGTCAAGTCCATCGTGGCCGACATCACCCAGCCTGAGGCTCGGGCCAAGGGCTACATCAAGGGTCACTACAAGAAGGAAGAGTGGTTCTCCGTCACCAAGCGGACCACCTCCCCGACCACGGTCTACAAGAAGCAGAAGCTCGACCGGGACGACGTGGTGGACATCACCGACTTCGACGTCGTGGCCTGGATCAAGGGCGAGATGCGTCTGATGCTGGAGGAGGAGATCGCCCGCGCGATCCTCATCGGCGACGGCCGGGACGTGTCCGACGAGGACAAGATCAAGGACCCGATGGCGGCCACCAGCGGTGACGGCCTGCGCTCCATCGTGAACGAGCATGAGCTGTACGCCACCACGGTGAACGTCAACATCGGCGCGACCCCGGACTACTACGAGGTCGTCAAGGCCATCATGCGGGCCCGCCGTTTCTACAAGGGCACCGGCCAGCCGACGTTCTACACCACCAACCAGGTGGTCGTCGAGATGATGCTGACGGAGGACTCCTTCGGGCGTCCGCGCTGGTCCACTCGCGAGGCCCTGGCCGCGGCTCTGATGGTCGACAAGATCGTCGAGGTCGAGGTCATGGAGGACGTGCCGGATCTGTTCGGCATCATCGTCAACCTGGCGGACTACAACGTCGGTGCCGACCGCGGTGGCGAAGTCAACCTGTTCGACGACTTCGACATCGACTACAACCAGCTCAAGTACCTGATCGAGACCCGCATCTCCGGTGCGCTGGTCAAGATCAAGTCTGCGCTGATCATCAAGAAGGTGGCCGACCCGACCGACACTCTGGCGACCCCGGTGAAGCCCGCCTTCGCTCCGGCGACCGGCGTGGTGACCATCCCGACCGTCACCGGCGTGGTGTACAAGAACGCGGACACCGACGCCACCCTGACGGCTGGTGCTCAGACCGCTCTGGCGGCCGGTGCGACGCTGAACGTCCGGGCCGAGCCCGCGGCGGACTACTACTTCGCCACCAACGCCGAGGACGAGTGGTCGTTCACCCGCCCGACTGCCTGATAGGCGGGAACCGCCATGGCAAAGTTCTACGGTGAGATCGGCTATGGCATTTCTGTGGAGACGGTTCCTGGAGTCTGGGAAGATGTGATTACGGAACGTCGATATTTCGGCGATGTCCTTAGGAACACTCGCAGACTCCAGGACGGCCAAAGCGTCAACAACGACCTTACGGTCAACAACTCCATCAGCATTGTCGCAGACGCTTATGCGAGCCAGCATTTCTTTGCCATACGGTACGTGAAGTGGATGGGGGCTCTATGGACTGTTACAGACGTCGAAGTCCAGAGCCCCCGCCTGCTTTTGAGGCTGGGAGGAGTCTATAATGGGCCAACGGCTCCAACTCCAAGCACTCCTTGAGGAGGTCTTGGGGAATGGAAACGTATATTTCCAGCCACCCGCCAATGTGGTGATGTCGTACCCGTGCATTGTTTACAATCGCGATAGTACGGAAACGCAGTTCGCTGGCAACCTCCCATATCGCAGTACCCTGCGATACCAGGTGACCGTAATCGACAGGAATCCGGATAGTCTTATCCCCGGAAAGGTCGCCGCTTTGCCGATGTGTCTTTTCAACCGACACTACACGGCAAACAACCTACACCACGACGTCTTCAACCTCTACTTCTGAGGAGAGTAATGAGCAGGCTCACCTGGGACCAGGTCGGCGAACGGCGCTATGAGAACGGCGTCGACCGCGGCGTCCTGTACATTCCCAACGCACAGGGCGCGTACGTCAACGGCTACGCCTGGCAGGGGCTGGTGACCGTCACCGAAGCCCCCACCGGTGCGGAGGCCAATCCGCAGTACGCGGACAACATCAAGTACCTGAACCTCAAGTCGGTCGAGGAGTTCGCGGCCACCATCGAGGCCTTCACCTACCCCGACGAGTTCGGGCAGTGCGACGGCACGGCGGAGCCGGAGCCCGGCGTCACCATCGGCCAGCAGTCCCGCAAGACCTTCGGCCTGTGCTACCGCACCAAGGTCGGCAACGACCTGAACGCCGACGCGGGCTACAAGCTGCACCTGGTCTACGGCGCCGACGCGGCTCCGTCGGAGAAGGCCTACACCACGGTCAACGACTCACCCGAGGCGATCACCTTCAGCTGGGAGATCATGACCATCCCGGTCGAAGTAGGCACCATCGGCGGTGTCACCTACAAGCCGACGGCCAGCCTGACGATCGACTCGACCAAGGTGGACGCCACGGCCCTGGGGCTGCTGGAGGACGTGCTGTACGGCACGGAGGGCACCGACCCCAAGCTTCCCACCCCGGCCGAGGTCGTCGCGATGTTCGCGGGCACCGTCACCGAGGTCGTTCCGATCCAGCCTGCCTACGACGCGGGCACAGACACCATCACCATCCCGAGCGTCACCGGCGTGGTGTACAAGGTCGACGGCGAAGTCGTTCCGGCCGGTCCGCTGGTCATCACCACGGACACCGTCGTTCACGCCGAACCGGCGGTCGGCTACAAGTTCCCGGCCGTGGTCGACGACGACTGGTTCTACGACTACAACCCGGCGTGATGAAAGGAGAGACAGAGAGTGCTCACGATCGCAGTTCCGATGGCCGAAGCCTTCGACGAGAAGTCAAACGAGTTCGTCACTTCGGAGTTCGCTCTGGATCTAGAGCACTCTCTGGTCTCTCTGTCAAAATGGGAGTCAAAATTCGAAAAGCCGTTCCTCGGCTCCGACGAGAAAACGACAGAAGAAACGCTCTGGTACGTTCAGGCGATGACTCTCACCCCCGATGTTCCTCCGGAAGTTTTCCAGAAACTCTCCAACGAGAACATCGACACGATCAACAACTACATAAGCGCAAAGATGACGGCGACCTGGTTCAACGAAAGAGCAAGTCAGGAGCGTTCTCGCAGAGTCATCACCGCTGAGGTCATCTACTACTGGATGATTTCACTGAACATCCCAGTCGAATTTCAGCATTGGCATTTGAATCGGCTTCTCACCCTGATCAAGGTATGCAGCGAAGAAAATGCACCGAAGAAAAAGATGAGTAAGAGCGAAATGCTGGCAAGACGACGGGAACTGAACGCACAACGGCGAGCCCAATTCGGAACTAGAGGCTGAGAGGAGGAAGATCGTGGCACCACTAGTCTGGAACGCCGTCGGAGAGCGTTTTTACGAGGCCGGTGTGGATCGAGGCGTACTTTACGTCGACGGTCAGGGTTATGCCTGGAACGGACTTGTCTCCGTGGACCAGTCACCTACGGGCGGAGAGGCCAAGGCCTACTACGTCGACGGCGTCAAGTACTTGAACATCTCGTCCAGAGAAGAATTCGAAGCGACGATCGACGCCTTCTACAGCCCACCCGAATTCGATGCCTGCGACGGTGTTGGATTCGTCGCACAAGGCCTGTTCGCCACGCAGCAGAGGCGCAAATCCTTCGGTCTGAGCTACAGAACCCGGATCGGAAACGACCTTAACGGGGAAGACCACGGCTACAAGATCCATCTGATCTACAACGCTTTGGCTGCTCCGTCGAATCGTTCATATTCTTCGCTCGGGGAGAGCGCAGAAGCGCCTCTACTCAGCTGGGGTCTCACGACCAAGCCGATCGACGTTCCCGGAGTGTCGAAAACAGCTCATCTGGTCATCGACACGACCAAGGCCGCGCCATATTCAGTGCAGGTCCTCGAAGAAATCCTCTACGGAAGCGAAGTCAACACACCGAGGCTTCCCGAGCCAGCCGAACTCATAACGCTTCTCGCCGATGCCTCCGTGATCGAGGTCATCGAGGTCGGCGACGGCATCCGCTACGCAATCACTGGCGACAATTTCGCCATCCAAGAACTCGAACCGGGCAAGTACAACATTCGTTCACACACCGTGGTCCCGGTTTCCGAAGACCTCGTCCAAATCAGCTCTTCTGAAGAATAGGAGGACACGTAATGGCTACCGTAACCGTGTTTACCGCGGATCGAATCATCGAATTCGAGAACGAAGACCTCGTCAGCGGCATCATCGACGAGAACGGCGACCTCATCCTCCAGAAGCGCGGCGGAACCGTGGTCAACGTCGGGAACGTCAAGGACCACGGTCAGCTGACCGGTCTGGCCGATGACGACCACCCTCTGTACGCTCTAGCCGACGGCAGCCGCGGCGACTTCCGCCCAACGATCCAGGCTCTGACCGAGCTGAACGGCGGCGACCCGACGGGAACCCTCGAAACCGTCGTCATCACCGACGACGGAACGCTGACCGACAACTGGGTGAACCGCATCGTCTTCCAGTACAAGGACAACGCTCTGGCCGACCCTCGCCTGACGTTCTTCATCAACGAGTTCGGCGAGATCCGTGTCGCACCTTCGGCCGTCAACCGGACGGCGTTCCGTGCGTTTGTTAAGGAGCTTCCGACCAACCCGGCAGCACCGAGGGACCCCGATGTTCCAGTCATGGAACTGATGGACAACCGGGTCGACCGGAACGTCCTATGGGGACTGGTCGGCGATGGGACCACGGTCGTCAACGGCCTCAGAATGTCCTACACGCTGGTTCTCGGACCGGCGGACCCCGTCCCTGCCGACACGCCACCGAACACGGTCATCGTTAGGACGACATAATGGTCGCCAGGCTGTACACATTCGACACCGGCGTCGTCGACCAGCCGATTGTTGCCGGTCAAGACGGAATCGACGAGATCGTTGACGCTCTGGCCCCAACGTACGCCGATACGGGATACGGCGGAGTGTGTGTTCGAGCCGGTAGCCCTGCGAACACGGCTGACTCTCGGTTCCGGATGCTGCTGGGTCTGACAGGGAACCACAGCGGTTCGATCGTGATGCGGAACAACACCGCGCATGGAAGTGCGACCAGCTCGGTCAACTTCTTCCATATCACCGCTGCGGACAACACCCAGATCATCCAGTTCCGGGCCACTCCGAACAACGCCCTGTCAATCCGCGTCAACGCCGTCGAACACCGCGTTGGAAGCCCGAACGAGATCCCAGTCGGTGCCTGGTTCCGCGTCGACTGGACACTGATCGGATCGACGTTCAGCTGGCTCCTGTTCTATGACAGGGACGGAACGTCCGCCGACCTGTCCGGAACAGTCGACACGAGCGCTGTGACTCAACCGGCCGCCAAGCTCATGCTCGGCGCTCAGAGCACCAGCACGACGATCATCAAGGACTGGTCCTTCGACACGATCAGGATCAAGAACTACGGGAGCGGGTTCACGACCCCGTACCCTTCGGTCGTCAGGAACAAGTGGTCCGGTGACGGACTTCCAAACGGCACGTTGGACACCACGTCCGCAGGTCCAGGGGACACCACGTTCGGATTCGTCAGCCCGAACGTATTCGTTGACAACAGCGGCGGTCGCCCTCCTCGAATCCGTCTCGCACAGGTGGTCGGCAGCAACTGTTACGTCTCGTGGGGCGCATCTAGACTGATCAATCCAGTCCCACAGGGCGCTATTCGGATGTACGCCGAATTCACAGGGTGGCACGCCTCTAACGCCTTCGCCTTGCTAACGGCAGTAGATGCCGTAGGCGGGACAGTCTGGCGTGTCGATATTTCGGAGACCGACGGCAACGTCCGGCTCAGGAATGCCACAACCCTGTTGGCCGAGTCAGCGTGGACGCTTCCGCTGAATCAACGTCTTCGGATCGAGACGATATTCTCGACCAGCGAATTCGGAGTCTACGTATATTTGGGAGACTCATCGGTCGTCTTGAACGAGCTGGCCGTGACGTCCCTGGCGGCTCCGCAATTCGTCGGCATTCGCTTCGGGAACAATGCATCATCGTACGCCATCCCGACGAAGTATTTCGACGATATCGTTCTGACGGAAGACCCGTTCCTGGTCGGTCCTCCCGTCCCGGAGCCTCCTACGCCACTGTTCCCTGTGACCGTATGGGACGGGGCGGCAGAGCTTCCGATATCCTCCGTCGCAGTCTGGGACGGAACCAACGAGATCCCCATCTCATCCATCGATATCGCTGCCTGATTTGAAGGGAGCCCAGGTGATTTCATTCAGCTCTAGGGGCTCCTTCAGCAAGACGGAAGCCTATCTCAAAAGGGTGTCCAAGCAAGACTTTATCATGGGGGTCTTGCACGCCGGTGGTCAAGCGGGTGTGTCGGCTCTTATAGCGGCTACACCCCTTGACTCCGGTCTGGCGGCAAACTCCTGGTCCTACGAGGTTCGGAAAGTCGGCAAGGGCTACACAATCGAGTGGCGCAACACCGACATCGAGAACGGCTTTCCTGTGGCCATCATGCTTCAATACGGCTACGGAACCGGAACCGGCGGCTACGTTCAGGGACGGGACTACATCAACCCGGCCATGCGGCCGATATTTGACAAGATCGCTAGCGACGTGTGGAAGGCGGTGACCTCCGGATAATGGCTACTATCGAAGAACGCGTTGTCAGCATGCAGATGAACAACGCGCAGTTCTTGGCGGCGTCCCAGCAGACGATCAACGCGCTGAACGCCCTCAACAGGACCTTGCAGCTTCAGGGGGCCACCAAGGGTCTTCAGAACGTCCAGGCATCTGCCCAGAAGGTTCCGGGATCCCTCAAAAACATCGAGAGCTCTGCTAGCAGTATCGCCGATCGCTTTCGAGCAATGGGCGTTGTGGCGACCACGGCCTTGGCCACGATCTCACACCAGGCGGTTTCTGCTGGCGGTCGTCTGATCAAGTCTCTTACCATCGACCCAATTCTCAAGGGTTACAAAGAGTACGAGATCCAGATCAACGCCATCCAGACCATTCTGGCGAACACCGCCCATGCAGGCACCAGCCTGAAGCAGGTCAATGCGGCACTGGCAGAGCTGAACGAATACTCCGACCAGACCATCTACAACTTCGGCGAGATGGCGAAGAACATCGGCACCTTCACGGCTGCCGGTGTCTCCCTGGATCATGCCACCGCAGCAATCAAGGGTATCGCCAACCTGGCCGCTGTATCTGGTTCGAACTCGCAGCAGGCTGCTGCGGCTATGTACCAGCTTTCCCAGGCTCTTGCCGCTGGCAAGGTCTCGCTAGAGGACTGGAACTCGGTCGTAAATGCGGGTATGGGCGGTAAGGTCTTCCAAGACGCACTCATGGAGACCGCCCGAGTCCACGGCGTTGCCATCGATAAGATGGTCAAGGATGCTGGAAGCTTCCGGCTGACCCTGCAAGAGGGCTGGCTGACCGGTGAGATCCTCAGTGAAACCCTGATGAAGTTCACTGGCGACCTCAACGCTGCCCAGCTGAAGTCCATGGGTTACAGCCAGAAGCAGATCGCCGAGATCATCAAGTTCGGCAAGATCGCTCAGGCCGCTGCCACCGAAGTCAAGACCATGTCCCAGCTCGTCAGCACTCTCCAGGAGGCTGCTGGCTCAGGTTGGGCCAAGACATGGCAGATCATCTTCGGTGACTTCGAGGAAGCCAAGACACTCTACACGAGCGTCAATAACGTCCTCGGCGGTCTGATCACCAGTTCGGCAGATGCTCGCAACAAGATGCTGGAGGACTGGAAGGCTCTCGGCGGCCGAAAGGTTCTGATCGAAGGAATCACGAACGCCTTCAACGCCCTGGTCTCCATTGCGAAGCCGATCCGGGATGCGTTCCGAGAGATATTTCCGGCGACAACCGGCCAGCAGCTGTACAACATGACTGTTGCTTTCCGGAACTTCACTGCCGGTTTGCGGGTCGGCAGTGAGACCGCGGATAAGCTCCGGAGGACTTTCGCCGGAGTCTTCGCGATATTTGGGATCGTCTGGGATTTGATCAAGGCGCTCATCGGAACGTTCTTCGATCTCACCGGGAC